TCTGCGATGGCTCTTGATTGAAATTGCGTTGCTGCTTCTGCAATCATTGGGTGGACCACTTGACTTAATCCTCTGGATGCTCTGTCATCATCAGAGTCCATCATCCCACCATCAGGATCAAGAGTCTTGAGACCTTCTTTATATCGTTGTTCCCAAGTGGATCTTGCTTGTCTATCTGTTTCGTAATAATCTAAAAGAAGTGTTGCTTGTTTATTTATTTCTTTCTGATCTATAACTTCTGCCAAATTCGAATCAAACTCTGTTGATGGTTCTGTGATGTCTTCTGGTTCGCCAATAAGAACTGTGCCATCACCAATGTCCTCAACTTCTAGATCGTCTGGTGGTGCTCCTTCTGCAAATGGAATAACTTTATCATTCTTCTTTAACTTTGCCATTATTCTTTACCCATAAATTGGCACTCTTGGTTCTGGTTGAAATTCTTCATCTTCAAAATCCTCCGAGTGCGAAATAAACCATTGTTTCCTTAATCGTAACCATGCTTGTGTACATGTATCTACTATATCGTCATTTTCTCCTGCTGGAAAGGCAGAACATATATTTATTAAATCTTTCGCCCATTTTTTGTTTGCAGGATACCAAATTCTTCCATCTTCTAAAAGAGCAGAAGCAGCATGTGCTCTTGCTTCTTTATCTCTATCTGGAGAGTAAGCAAGCACAGGAACTCCAGCCATCCTCAAGTCTTGCAAGAGAGACTGACCAGAAGCTTTCTTTTCAATCAGAACTGCGTCTGGTTCATACACATTATATGCATCTTGTGCTTCTCTTCTTAAATCAGGATAACTGACTCTATCAAACCAACAATCAAGAACCAAAGCATTCCATTGGTTGTTCTTCTGGAAGACTCCCCAAGTTGTTCTGGCGGAATAACTGCTCTTTTCTTTGGTTGAATAAGCAGTGTCCCAAGATTGTATAACATATTCTATTTCTGGGAGTTGTTCCTTGTCCCAAGGTCTCCACCATGCTTCTCGTAAGATTGTCCCACCTTTGGGCATTGGTCTTTGCTGAAGCTGTCCTGCTGCTGCATAGCTTCCTAAAGATTGTTCTAGATCACTCAAAGTCTTTTCATCAATTCTGTTTGGCCAGAGAAGTTCTCCTTCCTCTATCCTTGGATCTTTGAAACCAATTGAAGAGTAAGAAACAGAAGGATGCTCTTCCTCATATCTTGCAGGGAGACATAAGTGATCCCAATCATTACTGTTGGATAATATGTGTCCTGTCAAATCAACTTCATGCACTCTTTGCATAATAATGATAAATGCTCCAGTCTTTGGATCATTGAGTCTTGTTTGCATTGCTTGGTCCCACCATTCAAGAACTCCTTCTCTTACAGTTGAAGATTCTGCTTCGCGAACATTGTGAGGATCATCAATCACGATAATGTCTCCACCTTCACCAGTCAATGCTCCATCTACAGAGGTTGCTATTCGCATTCCTGTTTTATTGTTCTCAAATCTTTGTTTCTGGTTCTGGTCTGATGTTAACTTGAAGGTGTCGCCGAAATGTTCTTGATACCAACGACTATCTATTAATCTTCTACACTTTACCGAATCTCTGATAGAAAGAGAACCAGCATAAGATGCAAACAAGAATCTTTTTGCAGGATCATTGGTCCATGCCCATGCAGGAAGAGCCACTGCAGCAGTAATTGATTTCATGTGCCTTGGTGGGATGTTAATTATCAATCTTTTAATATCGCCTTGGACTACTGCTTGCAAATGCTCGCAAATTGCATCGATGTGCCAGTTATCATAGAAGTTTCGTCCAGGTTCAATCGTTTCCCAGCAACTCTTGATAAACTCCTTCAGACTCCTTCGACTCTTCTCTGCTCTTATTTGGTTCAATGTAAGCATGTTCAAGTGCTCGTTCAATTGTGGTGAGATCGTCATTGCTTATCCTTGTTATATCTATTATCTTTTTTTCTTCAACAGTTGTATTAACTTCAACCGATTTTAAATCAGGAACACATTTGGCAAGAAGTGTTTTTGCAGCCATGACTCGTAATTCAGGATCTGCTGAAACTTTGCCAAGAGTTCTCACCTCTCCAGCTTCTGTTCTAGAGTAAACAGGAAATATCTCTTTACCAGACATAACAGAAGCAAGAAAACCTGCAGGATCTGCTTGACCCATTATCCAATGGATTAGTGCTTTGTGGTTCCATTTGTATCTTCCCTTTCTGGGAGGTTGTTCTGATCCTAATGGCTCAACCGACTTAAACTTCCCATCAAACTTGTTCCTTGGACCATTGTTGATTGGTCTTTGGACCTGTAATATTTCTTCAGGATTCTTCTTCGGTCTTCCTCTTTTCTTTTTCTTTTTTTCTTCCATCGTTTTCTCTCTCCTAAAGGAGTAGTTTTCTTTGATTAATAAAATAATAACTTATTTAATAAATTAAAAGAGAAAATTAAATAAATGGGAAGGAACCAATGCATAAATATACAGGAAACAAACCTGACTTAGAATACACATTTTACAAGGGAAATACAGAGAGAACTCAATCTTATCAAGAGAAAGTCCTCTCTTCATCAAAAAAAGGGAGACTAATTTTGACTCCAGAAAAGAGTAAAACTAATCTCCTCAAAAAGAAACAATTAAATTAGAAATTATAGTCGTAAAACTTAATTGGCTCTTTATTTAATGAGAATCTAAGACATCCATCATAGAAATAACCATCCTTGCGTTTCCAAATTGCAAAAACAGGATTTGTTTCGTTGCTTTTGTAGAACCACTTCTGTTCATCTTGATTACTAACATGTCCAGAGAATCCTCCAGGATGGAAATCTGCTTTCCAATTTGGATTCTTTTCTGCATCCATTGCTCTGACTAAAATTTTATTTTTGGTTCTAACTTCCACAATTTCATGAGGATCTATATCTGACCAAAGAACTCTATTCGCATAATATTTCCCAGAGACTTTATCCTCAATCTTTCGTTCAATTAAACCCAATTCAATTAATTCTTCTTTAATACTTTTGGTCATTCTCTATCTCCCCATTATTTTGATTGTATAATTTTCAGTAATATTTGTATTTGCTTGGATAAATTGGCGAGTAAGTTTTGCACGAACTTTTTTCATATCCAAAACTTTTCTTTGCACCCAAGAAACATGAAGTGTGTGCTTATCAACTTTGTATTGTGTAATGCTATCTTTTTCTGCACGACGAATTAAAGTTTCTTTCAACACAGCCTTTTTTTCTTGAAGTTTCTTGATTTCAGTTTCAATGAAAATGTACTCGTTTGCAACAAGGTCATTTTCATTTATTTTTACAGCTTCTTTTGTCATCATTTATTCCTTTCTCAGTTTTGTAATTAAAGTATTCTATAATTATAAAATAGAATACTTTAATTAATTATTTAGGCAAAAAATTACCTTTCTAAATTATAGCTATCAATTAAATAACTTAATAGCATACCACTTTTTAAACCAACTATTTTACCAATTTCAGTAAATTCAAAAGTAGCTTTTTCATTTAACTTAATAGTATAAGATTTATCACCTTTAATACCTACACAAAACCATTTACCACCATTAACACCATTAACAGTTTTAAAATTAGTTTTAGCATTACTCATTAAATCAGCTAATTCAAACGGACTTTTAAACCAATCACGACACAACTCAACGACTATATCAGAGATATTAGCCAGCCCAAGAGATTCACGAATATTAGTAAATTCAGCTTTTAAGCTATCATTACGAATTATAAAAGATAGATTTTTCATTAGTTTAAACCTTTTTCAATATAATTTATAACTTGAGCACCTTCATAAGTTACTTCAAAAAGCATTTTATCAGGATTTTCAGAATTTAAAGTCAAAATAAGATTTTTATCATTAAGACTTTTAAGAACTTCAGGTTTAACATTATAAGGATTAATACCTTTATTAATAAAAGCATCAAGTATAAATTTAACCTCAAGGTCATTTAGATTAACAGTACGAGTATTCATTATTTTATTCCTTTCTAAGTTTATATAAGTATCATACGCCAATAAAAAACAAAAGTAAACAAAAAAGTTACCAAACTTGTAAAAAAGTTACCACAATTTTTAGACTTCAGTAACTAACCAAGATCCTTGGTTAATAACCAATTGAACAAGACCGAAACCATCGTTACCACGAAACCTCTGATTTAGAAAAAAGTTTTTTGTTGCTAGAATTCTCCCTATATATATAATTATTTTTACTTTCGTTGGGAAATAATTTAATATTTAAAAATATTTAGAAAGGAATATAAGATGAAATACTTTACAAAAGATCTACTAATAAAAGCAAACAATGAATCCATCCGTAGAGGAAGGAATAGAAATCTTGTTGTCAGGAACATTAAGAAACTTCCAGACGATTATAAATTTCCTGTGCTTATGGAATTCATACATAACGATGTTGAGATGAGAACAGAGGTTATGTTAGATAAAGACACCAAAGTATTCTTAGACATATCATTTAAATATTATAATGAGTTGCCAAAGATTACTCCTGAAGATATTAATAATGGTGTAGATTTAGCAAAACAATTCACATCAGACACATTGCATTAATATCATGACTTGGTCAAGTACAACTTCAACATGGACAACTGCTTCGCCTTCTTCTGGCGAGACAAATAAAATGCACTCCCATGTTACTTGTCCAAGGTGCGGAGTAAATGATGTATTACAATTAAATATTAATGAAGTTTTCAAGATATTTTGTACAAGATGCAATACTCTTATATATAACAAAAATGGAAAGATATAATAATGCCAAATGTATATATAGTCCAAAGACCAAAAAAGAATAAGTTCGGTTGGGTGCCTGATTTAACAGATGCAGCTCGATACGGAAAATTGAAAATAGTTTTTGAAGATAATGATAATCCTCAATTCTTACCAGACCCAATGTTACAAAAAGCAAAGAGGATTATGAAGGACTTCGGACCAGAGGATTATTTGCTCTGGGCAGGAGGTGGGGATCCTGTTGCTGTTATGATTGTTTCAATGATAGCTGCAGAAGTATCTCCCAAAATAAATGTTCTCAGATGGGAACGCAATGTCGAGCAAGGAGAAAGGGATCGCCGAGTTGGTTGGTATATGCCTCTATCCTTGGAACTTAGAAAGGAATCTTATGGAAATAAATCCGCTTGATGATGTGGCATCTACATCAAATGAATTAGGTGCAGTGAGTGGGTTGGCAGAAAGACAAAGAAATCTAGAAGATGAGATTTCAGATTTAGAAGCTAAAA